CGCTAACGCAATGGCAGCAGGATGCTGCACTCAGTACGGCATTGACTTACTTGCAATCACTCAGCAGAACGGTTTCGGATTTGCTTATGATGCTCGTTTGGCAGCTGCTCAAGGTTCACAATCTAAGGCGTTGGTTACAACAGCAGGAGCAATCCAGTGGTTGTCTTTCAACTTAGCTGAGTGGAACACAGGCATCACTCCAACGGCAGGAAGCAACTACTCTAAGACTTTGGTGTTCACTCCAGCAGGTGTACCTGTTGACTTGACTATGAAGGATGATTGCGGTAGCTTATCAATTGTTTTGACTGCAACTGGTATCGTGGCAACATTGCCAACTGACATCTATGAGGCAGCTGATAAATTCGCAGGTGTTAACTACGTTAACTGCGTGTCTATCGTAAACCCATAGGTAGCCCACAATTTCTACTGAGCGAAGGCTTAGATGATTTGTTGGGTCAGGGAGGCGACAATTTGCTTTCACAATGAATTAAGGGAGAGGTGCAAGCCTCTCCTTTTTTATTTATCTTTGTGTCAAATAAAAAACTCAATGTGCTACGATTCTCTTCTTGGCCTTCAAGGGTGTGATAGGCCAGAGCCAACTACTGGGCTTTATATCGATGACCTTGGCATCAATCAAACTTTACTCGGGCAGCTAATAACTGACCAATATAACAGCGGAGTTGAGCTCTTTGAAGCAAAGCGAGCATTCGCCTGGCGCAAGATGTCAACCGATGTGTTGAGCCGATTGAATCCAATGATGAAGGCGGACACAGTTGTTGAGTCTAAGCGCATCGGTCAAGTGGTGACCAACTCAACAAATGTGGATTTACAACTTGGAGCAGGTAAGTTTGCCGGTATAAGAGTTACCATCGATCCGAATACAGAAAGCTACCTTAACTTTTACTTGTCCAATTTTAAGATTGACATCTACACAATGGCAGTGCCAGTGGAGATATTCGTCTTCGACATGAGCACCTTGAAGCTGATTGATTCTTTCTTCTATCAATCGGAAGCAGTCGAGCAGTTCATCGGTAAGACCTTCAAGGCTAACCGCCGCAAGATGGATCTCGCATTTGTCTATGAGTCGCTTTATGATACCACTAAGATGATTCCCAAAAAGGGCAGTTGCACTGATTGCGGAGGTAGCTTAAGAGCGGTGCACATGTGCCCATTTGTGGATGCCATCGGAATTGAATTGACTGTGAGCGGCACTGATGTTGTTAGTTCCAAGTCAAAGAAGTACACGCAAGGGATGAGCTTGGTGTACAATGTAAACTGCGATCGTGAAGCATGGCTATGCAGCATAGGTGGATTGATGGCAATGCCGCTTGCTTATGCAACGGCGGTAGAGATATATAACTACGGGCTAACAATCAGCCCAAATCAGAGAGTAAATACAACTGTTAGCGTGAACACTGGCTTCGCAACTTCCGACCCTAACGATGGAATGATTGCAGGGCGAGACATCGCAGCAACAAGATACAACGAAGAGCTCACAGCGATGTTGCAGAACATGAGACTTCCTGACGACAATACGTGCTTTGATTGCAGACGCAATATGAAATACGTAACGGCTCTTCCATAATGGCAACGCCGAAGGAGATAAGCGATAGAATCAATGCTCTGTTTTCTGAGTGGAACGGCGGCTTCACTCCGCTATTTTTTGCAGTTCAAGACATGAGGCGTGAGATGTACATTCGCATCTTTGGAATTGATACTGGCAGAGGAAGAAACCAAGCAGGCAACTTCTTGCCGACTAAGCCATACACTCCTGCTTATGCTAAAATAAAACAAGCAAACGGCAGACCGCCATTAGAGCTCACAGGATTCCTCAAAAGGTCATTTGCAACAGATCAAACAACAGTTATAAACGAAGGATTTGATTCTGCGATTTATACTGTTGCAGATGAAGCAGGCAAGGTGGAAGGATTGGAGAAACTTTACGGCACAATATTCAAACCAACAGCGGAAGAGCAAACAAGGATGTTGCAGCTACACGCAGATTTATTAGTTGAGCAAATAGCAAACCAGATTTCTAAACCATGAATCTACTTAAGACCATCATAGAACGGCTCAACCAACGCATTGAGGTTGCCAATATATTCGACAAGCAATTCAATCTCTGCGAGCTTAACGCTAACGGAAACGAAAAAGCTTGGGTGCATTACATTGGCAATGGTCAAGCGGAAGTTGTTACCAACTTCGATGCAAAGAACGGCACATTGTTCTGGGCTAAGCGCGGCAAGGTGACAGTTGCTAAGACTGATGCTTATCGAATGAGTGGCTGCAAGCAGTTGTATGTTACAACCTTTCCGCTGACGGCTTATGCCATCGTGCGCAAATCGCACTTACCATGTGATGCGGAGGATGCACAGGACTGGCTTGCTTCAAGAGTCTACAAGCTGACTTCGGGGACTGACCCATTGTTCAAGCAGAGCATAGGAGTCATCAACTACGAGGTTGTGCCCACTGGATATGCAAACGAGATTAAGACATTAACAGCGAACTACGAGTGGGCTTGCGTATCTGTCGACATGGATGTCCAAGTAATCACAACAAGCGAAGACGGCTGCTATGACACTTGCCAAACAGGCGACATTCCGCTTCCAGATCTTCCTGCTTGCGTACCATGCTTGACTGAGGTTGCTGTTGATGGAGTTACCATCACAGGAAACGGAACTCCGGCAGATCCATTGGTGGCAGTTGGAGGTGAAGGCGGTGCGATATCAGTGGAGGAAGAAGGGGTTGAGGTGACACCAATCGCAACTACATTAAACTTCACAGGTGCAGGAGTTACGGCATCACTCACATCACCTGGAGTGGTTGAGGTTAATGTGCCAGGTGGCGGCGGTGGAGTTGGAACATTGCAAGAAGTTACCGACTTAGGCAACAGCACAACTAATGACATTGACTTTATTGCAAATGCAGGGCTTTCATTTGACAATGGTGCTTTCTTCCGCAAGGGCACAACCGATGCAGGCTTAGGCGGTGCTAAGGGCACAGCGCAAATCTGCTCAATAAGCTACGAGCTGAAGTGGGAAGCAGGACGATTGTACTACATGGAGCAGGACGGCTTCACCATTCGCGATGTAACGCACAACTTTACCTTCGTGCCACAGCCAACAGACGATTCAACAAAAGGCTTTGTTGTAGGCTCTCGATGGAGCTTGGACGATGGCACGGTCTACCTTTGCTCGGATGCCACAATCGGCGCAGCTGTTTGGGCAGTGGTGAGCACTGGCGGAGTGACCAATGTAACTGCGACACTTCCATTGTCATCGACTGAAGGCAGCACTCCAGACATTAGCATCAGCCAAGCGGACACCTCAACGGATGGATACTTGAGCTCAACCGATTGGAACACCTTCGATGGCAAGTTCAATGCACCAACGGGATTGGTCACCGACTACCTTGACGGATTGGGAACACCGACACCATTCCCTGCCATTCCAGTAGGCACAGTAACATCGGTTAACTCAGGCATAAATATTAATGTTGACAATACCAACCCTGCTGCGCCGATTATCAATTCGCTTGCTGATAGATACAAGACATCTTCAACAACATCAAACAGCGTAAGCAACGGGTCAAAGAATTTTACTGTTGACTTAAATCTATCTTACATTCCATTGCAAGAAATACTTGTTGTATTTAATCCTGCAAACCATATGCACGGGGAAGTGACAAGTTATAATGCTGCAACGGGCGCACTTGTTGTAGATATTAAGACTCATACTGGTAGTGGTACTTACACATCTTGGGTTTTAAATCTTGATGGTACTCCAGTTGATGCAATAACTGGAAGTGGAACGGCAAATGAAATTGCATACTTTACCGCTGCAAGAATCATAGCATCATTACCAGTTGCTACCTATCCAAGTCTTACTGAGTTAAGCTATGTTAAAGGAGTAACAAGTGCAATTCAAACGCAGATTAATGGTAAGCAAGATACCTTAACAAGCGGCACAAACATCAAGACAATTAACTCCACTTCGATACTTGGCAGCGGTAACTATGCCACTCCTTTCGAGCTTGTTGTGGCGGCATCAGATGAGACCACTGCGCTAACTACCGGAACGGCGAAGATAACTTTCCGTATGCCGAGAGCGGTGACACTAACTTCGGTAAGAGCATCACTCACTACCGCTCAAGCAAGTGGTACAATATTCACTGTTGATATTAATGAAGGCGGTGCATCAATTCTATCTACTAAGCTGACCATCGACAACACCGAGAAGACAAGCACAACAGCTGCCACTCCTCCAGTAATTAGCGATACAGCACTTGCCGATGATGCAGAAATCACAATCGACATCGACCAGATTGGTGATGGCACTGCGAAAGGATTGAAGGTAATGTTAATCGGTACTTACGCATGAGCTTCTTAGTCAACCCATATTTGTATGCACCAAGTTGTGGTGATTCAGATGCAGTTGCATTCTTAGCAGCGGCAGGCATAACCGATGCGACTATCACATCTGCCATTTGCACATTGGTAACATCGATGAAAGCTAATGGAACTTGGACGAAGTGCAATGCGATTTATCCAATGGTAGGTGGAACGGCAGCAACGCATAAGTTTAACCTTAAGAATCCACTTGATACCAACGCTGCATTCCGATTAAGCTTTGTTGGTGGATGGACTCACTCCTCAAATGGCGCATTGCCTAATGGAACTAATGCTTATGCCGATAGTTTCTTAAATGCAAATACAACTTTAAATATTAATAGTTCACACATAAGCTACTACTCAAGAACTAATATCGCAGAGAATAGATATGATATGGGTGGAGCAGTTGACCCAAGTGCTTATATTGTTATTGCATCAAGGCAAGCAACAAATACATTTAGGTCAATAGTATATACTGGAGCAATTAGCGATATAGCGAATACAGATTCAAGAGGTTGGTTTTGTTCAAATAGACCAGCATCAAATATTTTAAACGCATTTAAGAATACAACAAAAACTCATAATTTAACACAGAATGCAATCTCAAAACCTAATAAGACTATTTATTTGGGGGCGTTGAATTATACAACTCCTGTTTTATATTCAACAAAGCAATGCGCCTTTGCAACTATTGGAAGCGGATTGACTGATGGTGAAGCAGCAGCACTTTACACATCAATTCAAGCGTTTCAAACTACATTAGCAAGACAAGTATAATGCAAGTACATCAACTCACATACGAAGAGGCTCAGAGCCTTGTTGGCATTCAGTTCATGCCCTATAATTATTTTAACCCCATCATGGATGCTGATGGAAATCACATAATCAGCATCGAAGAAGTTGAGCAGTGCTCAATTGATTGGGTGAAAGCCTTACCTTTGATAAACTATAAACCAATACAATCATGGCAGGAGTAAAGATTACAGACTTAACCCCACTTGCTACGGCAGTCAGTGGAGACTTATTATACATCGTTGACATCAGCGACACAACTGAATCGCCTCAAGGTACATCCAAGAGCATTGAGGTTGGGAACTTGCTTGACTATGAAAGTGCAGCATTTGCACCTGTATTAAGTGCATTATCAGGGGCAATTGTAACAACAAGTGGACCAGATGGTGTATATTCTAAAATTGGAAATGCAGTAACATTAACATTTATTTTTAATATAGAGTTAGATTTTACAATCAATCCAACTGGTACTTTAAATCTTACATTACCAGTTTCAATTGCTTCTGGTTTTGGATATGGAGTTGGAGTTATAGATACTGACGCAAATATAAATGTTACAATTAGCAATAATACTTTAAAAGTTAATTCTGATGATTTGACATTAGTCTTAGGATTAACTCCAATATATTGTACAATGCAATATTTCATTATCTAATGAAATCCTCTGACAACGGCATCAGACTCATACAGGAGTTTGAAGGCTTGCGCTTGTCGAGTTACCTCTGCTCGGCAGGTGTTGCCACCATTGGCTACGGCGCAACCTTCTACCAAGACGGCAGCAAGGTGAAGCTCGGGCAGACCATCACCAACACGCAGGCGAATCAACTTCTTAAGGATCACCTTAAGGAATTTGAGGGCAGCGTGATTGGGCTGCTGAATACAACCAAGGTGAATCAGAATCAGTTTGATGCGCTTGTAAGTTTCTGCTTTAACCTGGGCGCAGCAAACCTTGCTAAGTCTCAATTGTTGAGATTTATCAAAGCCAATCCAAACGATCCGAAGATTGCAGCTGAGTTCGCCAAGTGGAACAGAGCAGGCGGCGAGGTATCGCGTGGGCTTGTAAGAAGGCGCAAGAAAGAAGCGGAACTATATTTTACAAAAATCGTTTGACAACTATGGCGGCAAGAAGAGTCAGCAAACCGAGGCAAATGCTTGACATCATAATCAAGTATTGGAGGCCGACCATTGGCTCTCTTGTGATTCTCTCAAGCGTGTTTGCATTAATCTTCAAGCAGATCACGACAGAGACACTTGCAGCTATTGTGGCCGCAATGGTGGCCGCAGGATACATACCTAAAGCAAACGACAATGGATGAAGGAAGAGACTCAACGTATACTACAATTGACGAGGGTTGCGTGGTAGGTCTTGGCTGCAAAGTCCATACTCATCACCATACAATTCACATCGAGCCCAAGGTTGTGTATCAATCAATGGTGAAATTCACTATCTTTGGCAAGCACTATTGCACTAATCAATGGGGGCAAACTTATGAGCTTCCTGCCGATGAGCCAATGCCAGAGCCGAAACTGATGACACAATTCTACGCAAGTGATACCATCACACCAACTACCTCTGCATTCTTGCTTGCACCAAAGCCAGAGGCTAAGATTATCATCAAGCCTCGCACTGAATACACCGATTACAAGCCGACAATGGATGGGCCAGTGATGGGCTTGCTATTGACTTTTACCATCTACCTCACAGCGCAATGGGCATGGAGCTCGATGGGCGCATGGAATAACCTATATAGCGAACTCTCTGCATGTCTTCGCTCTTCATCTTAGAAAGATCCATAGACTTGTTCTATGTCGTGACGGATTTTGAAGGCAAGATATTCACTAACAATGAGCTCTTCAAGAACTACGTTAGCCATATTAAGCCAAGCAAAATCACGGATATCATCAGCATTGAAGGTGACAAAATCGACTTTCTTCAAGCTATTGAAAGAGCTCGCAAGTATTCGCCTGAGCCTTCAAGAGTCTATGCTCGCACACGACAGAAGAACACAAGCGACAGATATAATGTTTGGAATTGCTTTGCGATTGATGACACTCTTCACTTTGTTGGGATCCAGATAGTCGATGTCACCTCCATCAGCTCGCATGAGCATGAGAGGCAGAAGACACTACTTGAGGAGTTCCGCTTCATGCTGAGCCATGAGTTAAGACAGCCATTGACCAACATCGCAGGGTTGGTAAATATGCTCATTCAGCATCATGTTGCTGATGACATTGATCGCAAGGAACTGCTTGCAATGATTAGCACCTCAGTCAACAAGCTTGATGATGCCATCAAGGCACTGGTAAAAAAAGCCGCAAGGGAGTTATGACAGAGCAGGAAGCGGACGAGAGACTGG